CCGAGAGATCGGGGCTTTTTTTATGGGCGTTCGATATGGACCCAAAACAAGTCAAGCGCGTATATTCAACGATGGTCGTCAAGGCCGTTGATGAAGAAGCACGAGAGATTACCGGCATTGCCAGTACGCCAGGAACGGACCGCATGGGCGGCGTGGTCGTCCCTGAAGGGCCGAGGTTCAACCTGCCGATTCCGCTTCTTTGGCAGCACAACCATGATATGCCCATTGGGCAGGTGGTGTCGGCCAAGGTGACGGCCAAAGGTATCGAGGTCGTCGCCAAGCTAGCCAAGGCCGACGCGCCCAGTCAGTTGCATGGGCGCTTGGAGGAGGCTTGGCAGTCGATCAAAAGTGGCCTCGTTCGCGGTCTTTCCATCGGATTTAGGCCGATTAAGTACGCATTTCTGGACGACGGCGGCGTCGAGTTTTCCGAGTGGGATTGGTACGAGTTGTCAGCCGTCACGATTCCGGCCAACGCCGAAGCGTCCATCACTTCCGTCAAGTCGTTCGCGCAAGCCGCGTCAGGCAAGAGCGTGGTTCGACTAGACAACCCTAGTGCGGGCGTCTCCGCAAAACCCAAATCAATCACTTTGACGCCCAAGGAGGGCAAAAATATGAATATCGCAGAACAACGCAAAGCGTTTCAGCAGAAGCGCCAAGAGCTTTCCGATGCTATGTCGGACCTGATGACCAAGGCTACCGAAGAAGGTCGCACCCTGGACATTGAAGAACAGGAAGCCTTCGATAACTACGAAGCCGAAATCAAGAGCATTGATGACCATCTGAAGCGCCTGGAAAGCTTCGAGAAGTCCCAGATGGCTACCGCTAAACCCGTTGAGGGCACGACCGAGAAGTCCGCCACCGAGTCTCGCGGCGGCCGTGTGATTGAGGTCAAGCAGAACCACGCCAAGAACGGCATCGCGCTCGCTCAGGTGGTCAAGTGCCTCGGCCGCGCTCAAGGCAATTACTTCGGTGCGATGCAGCTTGCGGAGTCCGCCGGTGAATCACTCGACCCGCGCGTGAAAAATGTGCTCAAGGCCGCTGTCGCTGCCGGCAGCACCTCGAACACAACCTGGGCCGGCAATCTGGTGGGCGATGAGACTTCGGTGTATGCCGACTTCATCGAGTACCTGCGTCCCCAAACGATCTTGGGCCGCTTCGGTCAGGGCGGCGTGCCGGCTCTGCGTAATGTGCCGTTCCGTACGCCTTTGATCGGCCAAACCTCCGGTGGTGCCGGTTACTGGGTGGGCGAGGGCCAAGCCAAGCCGCTGACTAAGTTTGATTTCAGCCGCACGACTCTTGAGCCACTGAAGGTTGCGAACATCGCCGTGGTCACTGAAGAGGTGCTGCGCAACAGCTCGCCCTCGGCCGACGCAATCATCCGTGACCAACTGGTCGCCGCCCTGCGTGAGCGCCTGGATACGGACTTCATTGATCCGACCAAGGCTGCGGTTGCTGGCGTATCTCCCGCATCTATCACCAACGGTGTGACGCCCATTACCTCCACGGGCGGCGACGCTGAAGGCATCCGGGCTGATATCCGGGCACTGTTCGGTGCGTTCATTGCCGCGAACAACGCTCCCACCTCGGGCGTGTTCATCATGTCTGCTACCACGGCGCTCGCCTTGTCCCTCATGGTCAACCCGCTGGGCCAAGCAGAGTTCCCGGGCATCAGCATGAACGGCGGCACGTTGCAGGGCTTGCCCGTTATCGTGTCCGAGTATGTTGCTGGCGACGTAGTTGTGTTGGTCAACGCCAACGACATCTACCTGGGTGACGAAGGTGGTTTCGCGGTGGATATGAGCCGCGAAGCGTCGTTGCAGATGGATGACGCACCGACCCACAACAGCACCACGCCCACCGGCGCTCAGCTGGTGAGCCTGTGGCAGACCAACAGCGTGGGCTTCCGCGCCGAGCGTGAAATCAACTGGGCCAAGCGCCGCGCAAGCGCCGTTGCGGTCCTGAGCGATGTCGCGTGGGGCGTTCCTACCGAATCCTGATGCTGGCGGTTAATTAGGAGCTTTGTCCAAGGGGGCTGCTTGAGGGCGGCCCCCTTCAGCAAGGCCCAAATTGGAGGACCCATGAAGATCACCGTCATCGACACAAAGACCGGCAAGGGGCGCGTCATGGAGCGTCGCTTCGCTCAAATCCTTTCCAAGATGGGCAAGGTCCGACATCCGGAACCCGTCAAGCGCAAGCCCAAGGTGGAAGAGCCGGCCAAGAGCAAGCCGGAGGTTGAAGAGAAAGAAGAGCAACCCAAGAAGCGCGAGTACAAGCGTCGTGATTTGAAGGCTGAGGACTGATGAAACTATTTGGCAACCTCTTTGGCCGTAAGAAGGCGCTGGCCCCGCCCAGCGGTCGCGGCGGGTGGCTGCCTATCATTCGCGAGCCCTTCGCGGGAGCATGGCAGCGCAACATGGAAGTCAGCCAGGAAGACATGCTGGCGTTTCATGCTGTCTTCGCCTGCATCACGCTGATTGCTTCGGATACGGCCAAGCTCGGGCTCAAGCTCCACCAGGAGGACTCCAATGGCATTTGGGTTCCCCTGAAGGATCACCCCCTGACGCGGCTTCTTTCCAAGCCCAACAACTACCAGATTCGCAGCCAGTTTCTAGAGTCTTGGTCGATATCCAAAAGCGCACGCGGCAACGCTTATGTGCTGAAGGAACGTGACGGCTCCGGCGCTGTGTCCAAGTTGCATGTGCTGCACCCGGATCTCGTGAAGCCTTTGGTGTCGGACAGCGGTGACGTGTTCTACCAGTTGAACGCAGACAACTTGGCGCAAGTTGCGCAAGAGGATGGCTCGTTTGATGGCCAGGTGATCGTTCCCGCGTCCGAAATCATCCACGACCGCTACAACTGCCTGTACCACCCGCTGGTCGGCCTGCCGCCCTTGTATTCGTCTGCCATTGCTGTCACGCAAGGACGGAATATTCAGCGCAACTCTGCTGAGTTCTTCGGCAACAACTCAAACCCAGGCGGCATCCTCACGGCACCGGGCGCGATTAGTGACGAGACCGCTGCCAGGATGAAGGCGCACTGGGAAGCGAACTACAGCGGTGCGAACAACGCCGGGAAGGTTGCTGTGTTAGGTGATGGGCTGAAGTATGAACCGATGGCCGTGACCGCTACGGATGCTCAATTGATCGAGCAGTTGCGTTGGACGGCTGAGGTGGTTTGCAGTGTATATCACGTGCCGCCATACAAGATTGGCGTGGGCGCTATGCCCTCGTACAACAACATTCAAGCGCTGAATCAAGAGTATTACTCGCAGTGCCTACAACGTCTCCTGACGGATATTCAGCGGCTTTTGAATGATGGGCTAGAGGTGGCTGACGGCCAGAGCTTCAGGTTTGATCTTGACGCTCTGCTGATGATGGACTCGCAAACCCAGATAAACGTCATTAAGGAAGGTGTTGGCGCTGGCGTGTTCCATCCAAACTACGGAAGAAAGCGGTTCAACTTGCCCCCGGTCGAGGGCGGAGATACGCCGTATCTACAGCAACAGAACTTCTCTCTTGAGGCACTAGCACGGCGAGACTCACAAGAGCCGGAGCCCGCTGTTGCGCCTGAGCCTGCCGAAGAAGAGATAGAAGAGCTGCGCCGGTACGTATCTACTCAGAAGGCGATTGCCGCCATGAATAAAGCTATGGAGCCTGCCCATGTCGTTTGACCCTGAATTGTTCGGCCAAGCTATGGGCGAGGCGATACGCAAGGCCGTTGAGCCGCTGCAGGCTGAAATTGCCGACTTGAGAAAACAGCTTGCCGAACTGCCCGCTCCAGAAAACGGGAAGGACGGCGAGCCGGGGCGTGATGGCAAAGACTGCGACATGGAGCAGGTGAAGGCGTGGATTGATGAGGCTGTAAAGGCTATCCCCGCGCCGGAGAACGGCAAAGATGGGCGCGACGGCAAGGATGGCAAAGACGGTTCTAGCGTAACTCTGCAAGATGTGCGCCCCATATTGGATGAAGCGCTTGCTGATGTGCGCCGTGAAGCACAAGAGGCCATTGATTCGGCAGTTAAATCGATCCCCGTCCCAAGGGACGGCAAAGACGGGGCCGATGGAAAGGACGGCGAGAGCCTCACCATTGAAGATGCCGAGAAGTTGCTTGATTCCAAGATGGCCCGTTGGGAGCTGGACTTTGAGCGCCGCGCCAACGACACCTTGCAGCGAGCAATCGACCGGCTTCCCGCCCCGAAGGATGGAAAAGACGGGGAGCCCGGCAAGGATGGTGCAGACGGCATTGGGTTTGATGACCTTGAGTTTGAGTATGACGGGGAGCGCACCGTTTCTCTGATCTTTACCAAGGGCGACAGGGTCAAGCGGTTTGATGTCGCCTTGCCTGTGGTGATCGATCGGGGCGTCTACAAGCAAGGAAAAGACTACGAGGCCGGGGACGGCGTGACCTGGGGCGGCAGCTATTGGATTGCCCAAAAAGACATGCCGACTGGCAAGCCGGGTGACCCGGGTTCTGAAGGATGGCGCCTGGCGGTCAAGCGAGGGCGCGACGGGAAGGATGGCCGTAATGGCATTGACAAAACCGCGCCGGTGAGGATCGACAAATGATGCTCGTAACTCTCCAAGAAGCGTCCGACCATCTGCGCCGCGACACGGACTATGACGACGACGATCTGACGCTAAAAATCCATGCGGCCAGCGCGGCTGTCATGAACTACCTGAAACGTGATTCTCTGGCTTATGAGCCAGAGCGGGACTCAAGCGGTGAGATCGTGCGCGATTCCAATGGCTGGCCGGTACCGATGCTGGATTCCAGCGACGAGCCGGTCGTCCGGTTCGAGGTCAAGGCCGCCACTCTGTTGATGATCGGCGAGTTGTACAAGAACCGCGAGGGCGAGCAGGGCGGCGAGATTCCGACACAGTGGGGTTACGGGTATCTGCCTCGTCCGGTCGTGGCGCTGCTGTATCCGCTCCGAACCCCTGCATTGGTGTAGGGGGCGGCAATGGATTCTGGAAATCTGCGTCACCGCATCGAGATTCAGGAGCACGTCTACCTGGGGCAAGACACGGAGACGGGGGCTGAGATTCGGGAGTGGCGCGAGTTTCATTCCTGCTGGGCCGCCATCGAGCCGTTGTCAGCGCGTGAGTTCATCGCAGCCCAATCCACGCAATCCAAGGTTTCGGCGCGAATCACTATCAGGTACGTGGACGGCATCAACGCCGCCATGCGCATCCTGCACGTCAAGCGCGGAGTGACGAGGGCATACAACATCGAAGGCGTATTGGCTGACAAGGATAGCGGTCTGGAGTACCTGACGCTGCCGGTCAGTGAGGGCGTGAGCATCAATGGGCAGTAGTTGGGCCATCATCGCCAGCGGCCCAAGTCTTACCGCCGAAGATTGCGAGGCAGTACGCCTATTTGGCCTGCCGACAATCGCCGTCAACTCAAGTTGGAAGGCGGCCCGCTTCGCTGAAGTTATCTACGGCGGCGATGATGTTTGGTGGAAGGCATACGGCCATGAGATCGACATCCCGGCCCGCCGTGTTTGCTTCATGCGGCAGACGGCGGTGCGGTTGGGCATCGAGCATCACAAGGGCGCTGCGGGTTCCGTGATTTGCAGCGGCTACCAAGCTATCCGGTGGGCGATGTCGCAGGGCGCGAAGCGGATCATTCTGCTGGGGTTCGATTGCAGCGTATCGAACGGCACGCACTGGCACGGCGACCACGAAAAAACGGGAAACCCGGATGCCCGGAAGGTCGCTTCATGGGCCAGGCACTTCAACGCGCTGGCGCTGGTAGCTAAGGCGCAGCGGGTAGAGATTATCAATTGCAGCCGGGAAACAAGCCTCAAGTGTTTCCCGCGCATGAAACTGGAACATGCATTCAATGAAGCATTCGCTGGGCTATAAGATGCAGGCCGACAGATACTACGGATCGACGGCGCGGGACTACGACAGAAAGCGTGACCACAAACCCTGCTGGGCGCGGGAGCAAGCGGCGGTCGAGAAGTTCGTGCGATACGGGCCGGTGCTGGACGTGCCGGTCGGCACCGGTCGGTATCTCGAAATTTACCGACGCAAAGGGCTGAGCTTCCAAGGCCTGGATGCTTCCGACGAGATGATCGCCCAAGCCCGGAAGAAGTGCCCGGATCTGAGAGCGCAGCGCGGGACGGTATTAGACCTTCCGTTCGGCCACAAGGAGTTCGGGACTGTGGTCTGTTCTCGCCTTTTGAACTGGCTGTACCCGGTGGACATGGCAAAGGCTGTTCAGGAGATTCGTCGAGTCGGTAAGGAGGTGGTCGCATCCATCCGACTCGGCGAGCCCGGCCACCACGAGGGGCAGGGCAACTACACGCACAGCCATGAGGATTTCTACGCAGCTATCGATGGCCTAATGGTCGCAGGGTATGAGTGGGTGCTGACTGCGCCGGATGGTGAGTTCGGC